ATTTGAATTTGTTATCTGTCTAGTAACTGGAGCAGATGTTGTCACGGTTGTACCTACTGCCGTTACAGAGGAACTGCTTTCAATACCTTCAACTTTTGTCTGACCTGATGTACCAAATCTAGGATTAAATGTTACATCTTGAAAATTAAAATCAGTTGTAGCTGGGTTAGTAGAGTCAGCAGTTGATTTTAAAACAGGAGTATCATTTAAAAATACATCTTTTAATGCAGCATTATTATATGCAGTAGTTCCTTGAGTCCTACTTTCTTTTGATGCAGAGGCAAAACCCTCTATCTCTCCCTCAGAAATAAGATCAAGAAAAGTAGCAAACTGTCTACTATGTAAAGTGTCAGGAGTTCTTGTCGGTTGAGGAGGAGGTGAAGGACTTCTTCTGCCACCAGAACCAATAATGTTTTTTGGTGCGTCTGTCATGCTTGTACCTGCTGAGTATCAACAGCACCACTTATAACAACTGATCCTGTAACTATTTCTCCATAAACTATTGGAACGGGAGTACCTGCTCTTGATGTATTTTGCGTACCAGAAAAACCAAAAGATATTCTAGGATCTTGTTCTGAACTAAACTCTGGAACTTTTGGTAAAGGGAATAACATATCACTTACACCTGATAATACTAAACTTGTTCCAAGATATAAAGAGGCTTTAGCCAAAAAACCTACATTTGCAAATGAAGTTGCTCCTGCTGCTATACCTTTTGCCGTAAAAGAACCAAAAGTCATAGGAGAAAACATAAAAGCACCTGCAATCAACGCTGCTCCTAATAAAACCTTTCCAGAACCTCTACCAGCACCAGATATAACAGGAACAATATGTATATCTTCCTGCCCTATGGGGTGGTGTATTTCTTCTTCATTAACCGCATAATTACCAACTTTTACTTGATAATATTTAGGATTCATATATTTTTCTATTTGAGGAAAATTATTAACAAGAAAACTAGCTGCTTTTGCAAGACTATCTACTTGTATTTCAAATTCTTTATGGCCTATAAATTCAGCAAGCTCGCCATATAGCTTCAGTTTACGCAACATAACGATACCTCCCTCCTGTACATTTTAACAACCATTGAGAATAAGGTTCCCTACAAGATAGTCTATCGGTTAAATGATGTAAAACATCTCCATCTAAAAAAATAGCTACATGATTTAAACCAGTAGATCCAATAGACATTAATAAAGCATCGCCATTCATTGTTTTTTCATCTGGTCTTAACTCTCTAAAACCTGTTCTCCATGCACAACTTTCAAATAAAGGATTATCAACAAACTCTTCTGGTGTCGTAGGTCTGTCCCAATCTTTAAGTTCAATACCTTTTTCTTCTTTATACCAATCTTTTACTAAAGACCAACAATCAGTAATACCCCATACCCATGGCCTACCTAGTAATGGTGGTTTATATCCACAAGGCTCACAATATCCCCAAGTTTCTGTTTTTGGATTAACAATATGCCAAGGAAGATTACTTTGTTCACAACTAATTTGATCTGCCTGACTAGCAACAGGAGGTGTTACAGGATGACTATGGACAATACCAGTTATTTCTCCCAAATTACTACCTTTTACATAATCTTCTGGATCAAGAATAAAACATTGATGATCTGTCATTGATAAATTACGACAAGGATAATATCTTTCTTTTCCTCGAATATTCAACAATAAACCACAAGACTCTTTGGGATCTTGGTCTTTCGCATGAATAAGAGCCGCTTCTTTCCAACTCATGCTATAAACGTACCAATAGAAGGAAACTCAGTTCTAGTGCATTGTCTTTTAGGAGCACGAACACCAGCAAGATCAAATACTGCTGCTAATTCAAATTGAACTATCTCTCTATTCTCTGCTGATTTTCTATCAATTTTATATATTTCTTGAGGAAATTCTGCGGTAGGATCTGGTGTTCCTAATGGGTTAGTATTTCCTGGAAAATTAATAGAATCCAAATATCTAGCTAAAGTCCTAATTCTTGTTACTGTAGCTCCTGTCAAATCGTTACCTGTTGTGATTGAGTTTACGTTTAACAAAATAGCAGTAATAGTTCCAAGTGCATTACTAATAGTTAATGTGGGTCTAGGTAACTGTCCTTTTTGAAAAGCAAAACCTTCTGCTTGTATTGGCATCTTTATATAGGTATTACCAGCCCAAATAATGTCTCCATTACCTAGTGCATTTGTTCCATTATGAAATCTATAAGTAGCTGCTGATCCATGTAATGCAGCATCAGTTGTAATGCTGAATAATTCAATTATTGCTGAAGGATTAATCTTTTGTAGATCAGTAATAATAGGAGCAGTACTCATGGTTCAAATACTTCTCTAAATGTTGCTTGTATGGTAGCTCTGTTGTTATAAGGT